GGTGAAGGCGATGCTCCGCACCGACGTAAGCGCGCCGTAATGCGCCGTTGGCGCATCTGCAGGCGCTGAGCTTCTAACAGAGCCACTCGCAACGGCCCGACAGGTCTAGAGTAGCCTCATGGCAAAGCCGACCTCGCAAGCCGTAAAAAACTCCCTTCCGCCCACGCTCCAGTCGCGGGCGGAAGCAGACGACCCGGGCGTCTTTGGCGATGCGGCCCAGAAGGCCATTATTTGGGTCCGGAGTCGCCACGAGATGACTGGGGTCGGCTCAGTCGACTGGGACAGCGACCTTGTGAGCGAGGCGGCCCTGGAGTACGCAAAATATGCAGTCCACGCGGCCCGCGAGAACGAGTCGGTCGCGGCGGACAAAAAGGAAAACGCCCGGGAGTTTTTGCAGCCAATTGTTGGGGAGGCCGGCGACTCAGACAATCAGC